TTAAAACATACGAAGCAGTTTGTGCATTTTGAACAAAGCTGGCTGTATTAGAATATGATGCAGATGTTGAATTTGTCGCATACGATGCACTAATGCTATAACTTGATGATATCGAGTAAGAACTCGATACTGCGTTTAATATATAAGATGCTGTAACAGCATTTTGAGCTTGTGATGAACTTATAGAATAAGATGCGCTTAGACTACTAGAAGCATAAGAACTACTTACAGCGTTAAGTGAGTATGAGGCTGTATTTGCAGATTGTGCTTTACTAGAGCTTATTGAATAAGAAGCCGATAATGAATAAGATGCACTTAATGATTGTAACCCGTATGAAGCTGTTATAGCATAGCTAGATGAATTTGCGAATGAAGCTGTGTCTGAATATGATGCGCTTAGGGCATGTATAGCATAAGATGCAGTCATTGTTGATGTGTTTGCTTCAAACGCTCCAACAGGTACTTGATCTAAAAATCTAACTCTAGACATTAATTTTTTGGTTTATTATAAATATTATTATATTATTGTTGCTCTAGACACAGCTTGGTCTATTTGAACTTTTCTTTCCACTTATTTTTGTTTAAGTGTATTAGCAGTACCATCTGGGTTAATAGTACCTTTAAGTATAGCTTCATTAGATGTTGTTTCTACAGAGAATATTACTTTTGATTTGTCTCTAAATTTCTTTAAAGCATTCATATCTTTTTGTAGCACATCAGGTATTATATGCCCGTATAATTTTATATTAAATGTGCTTTTTACAACTCTTTCATCAGAATCAGATAATTCGTTTACTGTATTAAATGAATCTATTCGAGTTTGGAATTTAAATCTTTCCGGATCACCCCAATAAGCATCTGAAGCGTAGTTTATGGCTTCAACTATTTTGTTTAGTTGTTCAACATAATATGTAAATATAGTACAAGTATAGTTTACTGTTACATAATCAGGCATTATTGTAGCATAATATGTTTTTTCAGGTGTTCTATTATTTAGTACATTAAAATTAGAATAAGCATCTTTTATAGAGTATTTTTTAGTAAATACTCCAAAATTTTGAGGATTATTAGCGTCTAGTTTATTTGCTATAGTTCTATTTCTCTCTATTGATTCTCTTTTAAATACTACTAGAGGAAACATAGGAGCTCCTTTTGAATCTCTATAATATCCATCTTTTTGCATTGATTTCCATTTTTCAGGAGAAGCATAAAGTATAGGTACAGATATTCTTTCACCGTTTTGTATAACAAAAGGTTTTATTACGTTTTGAAAATAATAAAATACAGCTTCATCTATATCTTGTATACCAATACTAAAAGGTTTAACTGTATCTCCTTTAAAAGATGTTTGTAAAGCTCTGTTAGTATTTGTAGTTGTAGATGAAAAATTAGGATTACCAGCTACAGGGTCTGAAGGAGTTTGTAATCCTATGCTTATTTCTTTTTGGGTTTTAGGTATTGGTTTTCTCCCTTTAGTAGCCATTATAATCTAGTTTTAGTAAGGTTAATACGATCTTGAGGCACATAATGCGCTTTACATATCACTGAAACATTGTAACCAAAGTTTCCTAATCCTGGGTTGAGAGGGTTATATCCTTGATCATCATTGTATGAATAATCTGGGTCTTTACCTAGAACGAATTGAACTACATTTTCATTATCTATTTCCCAATATGCTTCTTGCCACATTATTATGTCTCCTATTTCCGGGACAATATTAGCGTCAACTAAATCATCTCTTAAGAATCTAAAATTGATAGGCCAATCAAATCCTACAATTTCATTTGTTGTAGGGGCGGTTTGATCTCCTACTTCAACTAAACAGTTAAATATAACAGGTTCATTAAAATATCTTCCACCAGAGGTTTCACCGTACATATTAACTAACGTTTCAGTGATATTTACTTTATAGTAAACACATTCTTGAGAAATTACATTTCCCATTAATTCTCTGTTCACATACCTGAACATACTAATATCTCTTGCAGATCCAAATAAAGCCATTATCCTATGAATATTAAATTTGGTACATAATTTATTTCTTCTACTCTAGCTTTTGATTCAGCTGCTCTTCTTTCAAGTAAAGCTTGTTGTGAAGTTGATTCAAAATATGCTCTTAATCTTTCAATTAAAGCATCTTTAGTAGCGGTAGCTGAAGCTAGAAGATCAGATTGATTTAAAGTAACTTCAGCACCAGGTACTGGTATAGTACTATATTTTCCTCTAACATATCCTAACATTTCTTTAGATATCGCTAATGTGTATTCAAATATCCATTGACGCCCAACAGAATTTATAAGTGAATAAGTTGGGTTACCATAAGGAGCATTAGATTCATTTGTAATAGTACTTGAATTTCCAGTAATAGAATTAGCTAATCTGTCTGCTAACTTAATATATTGAAATGATATAAATGCTCTTCCCCATGATGTAGGCATAGGGAATATTCTTAATTTACCATTAACTAATTCAAATGAATAATTTGATAAAGCTACTGTATTTTGCATCTCAATAGCTTGAGTTGCTTGTATAGTTAAACTTGTAGGTATCATGAGATAACCAGCAGTACCATATCCTACACTACCTACAGCTGGAACTCCACCTAAGTTACTGAATCCCATACCATAAAGCGGGTTGGCAATTTGGCTAACAGCTGGTGGTGGGTAAAAGAATACTCTTTTTATTTCTATACCACCAGTTATACTTTGTGAAATAGCCCATGCATTTAAGTCATAATCTTGTACACTAGCAGTTAATGGTATTGAACCACTATACCATGTCACATTACCTCCTACTCCAATTTCTTCACCATATTGTTGAGATAATCTTATAATATTTCCTAAATTAGGAGTTATTAAAGTATTATTTACATCAACACTTGTAGGTAATCCTTCTAAAGTGAGCATATTGTCTCTTACTTTAAAAGCATAAAGTTCATTACCATATGTAGTAATTGCTTCTTCGAACGCTGTATAAAAATTTATATCTTGCAATTCAACTTCTTGTATAGGATATCCCATACGTTGAGCACAAAATTTAGATACTCTATCAGCATCTGTTTGGAATTGCGGATCATAGTCATAAAACCCAAACGGAGTTGATCCTGGGTGGAATGATGATGATCCTGGCCAAATTGGTACGTTCATTATTATTTATATTAAGATCCTATAATAAAATATTCTATATCAGCTGTGCTGCTTGAAGGTTGTAATTGTATTGAAGCAATATTGTTAAAATTTAATCCAGATACACTTCCTGTCATTTTAGTAGTAGATAACATAAATGAACTACCTGTTGCTATTAAATAACTCATAGCTTCAGTTGATGAAGAAACAACAATTTTTACAGGAGTAGATGTTGATTTATTAGTTATTCTTCCATATTGAAAGCTACTAGTTGTAAATGTACCCGCTCCAGTATTGTTAGAAAATGAAAATATAGTAGTAAGTGAACCTGTTGGTATTGTCATTATTCTATTATCTACATAACTCGCACTAGATATAGTTTGAGTTACTATTGAATCTCTACTAATTCCTCCTAAAGTTATTTTTTCACTTATTTGTAAAGTAAAATCCGCCATATGCTTTTATTTATAAATATTAAAAAAAGGAGTTCTGATTCAGAACCCCAATGTAATTAATATAAATATGCTTTATTTTTACTTCCCATATTCATAATCGAGTATTTTACCAACTAAGTCTGAGCGATGGTTAGTTTGTAATTTTATCCATTTAATTTCTTCAATTTTTTTAGATAATTCAATTACGTAAGATAGGCCGTTAATTTCGCCAGTAGATGTTTTTATGTCAGTTTGCTCATTATCTCCGTTTATCACGATTTTTCCGGTTTTACCTAAACGAGTTAATATGGCTAACATTTCGGCCTTGGTAAGATTTTGTGCTTCTTCTACAATTAGAATATCATCTACTGTTTTGCCACGAATAAATTGAACTGGGAGTGCTTTGATTTTTTCGTCTGAGACTAGCTTTTCTACTTCACTTTTGTCGGTACAGCATTTGTTTAAATTATCAAGTAATGCTTCCATATATGGGTCAAATTTTTCATTTAGACTACCAGGGAGAAAACCTAGACTTTTACCTACTTCAATTGCTGCTCGAGTATTGTAAATGCAATTTACTTGTTTTTTCTTAAGAAAATCTAATGCTGCTTGGGCGCATACTAAACTATTATGCGTTACCACACAATTATCAGTAAGATATAAATGTGTAGGTGAATCTACTAATATACATTGAGCAAAATCGTTAAATACATGTTCTACTTTAGATATAGCTCGGTTTATTATATTTTTAGATAAAATAACTTTATTTTGTTTTCGTTTTAGTCTAAATAATTTATTTTCTATATAGGGGTTATTAAAACATATTTTAATCCTATAGTTAATAGAAGTAATATTATAATCTTTTGCTCCTTTCTTTTTCCATTTTCCTATATGCTGAGATTCATAGCATATTCCTCCTAAGGAATTTACTAAAAACATAATATCGTTTTTTAATTGCGGAGAAGTAGTGCAGAAATAGATATTAGAAGATGATCCTTTTTTTGTTCTAAATTTACTTTCTTGCACCCACCCATCTGTATCTAATAATCCTTGTAATAAATTTATTCTATCTTCAATAGATGAAAACAAATATGATTTAGGAATGTGTTTGTTAAAACTATTTTTATTAATTAAATCATATTTAGTTAAAAAAGAATTTAAAATATTATCTATTTCTTCAATAATAATTTCACCTTTTTTTATTTTATTATAGTACGTATTTTTACTTATATTTAGGTGTTTTTGTAAACTTTCTATACTATCAAATATTTCACCATTATATTTAATTTTAGTTCCTTTTCCTGATGAAATATAATAATTTATACTATTTTTACTAGATGGAGTTATATTTAATAATAATGGGTTAAAATATTGTTTAAAAGATTCAATAATTTCCGGATCTTGTGATGTAATACTAGGAGTTCCTATAAAACAGCCATCTCCTATTAAACAACCTAATATATAAGGATCTATCTCTAAATCTAATTTATTATAATCAATCGGTTCAGTTAAAGGAATAAACCATTTGTCTCGTTTTCCAACTTTTAATCCCTTATCTAATATTTGTTTTAATGTTAAGGTTTGATATTTTTTATAATTTTGGTTTTCGTTACCATTTCTTAATAAAGACGAATGGAGATTAGCTCTAGAACATACATTCCATAGATGATCTTCAGTACAATGAGTATATTCTCCGTCAGAAAACGTAATTTTATATATAGGTTGTATTCCTTGAGGGAATACATCTAATACTTCTACGGGTTTTCCTTTTTCAGATAAAACATAATCCCCTTTATGAATATTTCCCATTATATCAATACCACTAGGAGTTAATATTGGGGTATAAATCCAATTTGCTTTTCCGCTTCCGGCTCTGCCAGTTACTACAACAATTTGATTATCTATTATTAAACGTTTTGCTTCTTTTTGTTCATCATTTAATTGAAGTGAATTAATTGATTTGATTTCACTTTTACGTTCACGATTTGGTTCTTTCATTTGTAAAAACTTAGTTCATTTATAAATATGAATAAAAAAAGAGCCGCTAAAGGCGGCTCTCTTATTAAAATGTATCTATATTAGACTAAAGGGTAGTTAAACCACTAACATAAATCTTAGCATAGAATTCGGGACGTAACATCTTCTTAGCGTAACGAGTTAATAGACCTTTACGTGGAGTGAAGGTATTTGGATCGTACACTAGAGGAGTCATAATTAATGGAATATATGGAGCAAATACCGCACCAGCTTCCAAGAATTGTTTACCACGGTAACCTAATAATATTACGTTTTCAGTCATATATGGGTTCTTGTAAACTTGGTAACGACCATTGAACGAACCTACTTTTTGTACACCAAATGCATATTCCATTTGATCAGCTTCACCGTTATGGTTAGAAGCAAAACCAGGAATTGATTCGATAATAGTAGCTACAGTTGGAGATAATACCATGAAATTAGCACCACCACGTAATGTCAACTGGTGAATTTTGTTGCTTAATTTCTGAACCTTAGTACCAAGAGTTTGGAACCATTGACCTTGTGTGTTATAGAAACTTAAAGAAGTTGAGCTAACACCTGCTGAAGTGATTGACTGGTTATTAACTGCTGACCAATATTCAGTACCAGCTGATGCGTCTTCAATTAACATATCTAAGATTTCAAGATCAATTTCCATTGAAATGTACTCACTTAACATGTTAGTTAATTCTGCTTCAGCGTCAATATTCTGATAAGCGTTAAGGTCTTGAGCAAATTCAGGAGTCCATACAGCTTTTAACTTTTTAGTTTTAGCTATAATTTCTTGAGATTGCATACTGATGTTAATTTCAGGGATTACAATCGCACTAGCGCTCTGAGCGTTTGGAACAGATATTGTACCTGTTGCTGTATCTTCAAAATCACCACGAGAGTTATCGTCAGTTTTCTTGTTGTAGAATACAGTCATTGAACCTGAAAGGCTAGCTGCAGCTGTACCTGTAGAACCAGTGAAGAAGAAAGCAATTGTACCTGCTGTATAGTTGTAAGTAGTAAACTGAGGTAATATTGAACCTGTACCAAAAACAGCACCTGTAGCACCTGAACCTACTGAATAGAAAGTAGTGAAACCACGAATTGCATCTGGGTCAAATGATGTTAGAGCAGAAGCTGTGTTAACAGTAACTTTATAGATCTGGTTTGCTGCTTGTGAAGCAGAATAAGTAGAATCGAAGTTCAATTCAGCCCAAGAAGCTGTGACTACTGAACCTGTACCTGCACCAACCGTTGGAAGTGCTCCACCAGAAACTGAACCTGTTAAAGGAATAGAAGCTGAGAATTGGTTAGTTGAATAAGTAAAGCGACCTGCACCGTAAAGACCATTCGCAGTTGAGTCTGTAGAGAATGGGAACTGAGAAGCAGTGTTTGAAGTACCACCGTAAAGTGAACCACCTTGTGTGAATGGGTTCTTAGCTGTACCATACTGGAAGTCTAGGAAGAACACTAGGCCTGAAGGTAAATTCATTGGCTGTACAGAAACGAATTCTTTAGCAGCGATTTGACCGAACACCTTACGTACTAATGGTAAAGCGATACCAGCCCATTGTTCACCTTGACCTGGTGTGAAGTAAGCACCTGTACCTGTTGAAGATACTTCGGTTACTAATTGTTTTGCTTGGTTTTCAAGCATAAGAGACATGTTACTTTTGTCTGTCTCGTTAAGGCCTTCTAATAGACCTGTCTTAACCCACTTATTAGCTAGTCTAGCTGCATCTTTCTGTAGCGATTGATATGGGTTAGCTGATTCAAGTAATGTTTGAATTTGGCTCATGTTAAATTTGTGTTTTTAGTTTTTAAATTATTAATTAGTATTTACTTTGTAATACCTGCTAATTTTTGCATTCTTGCGAAAGCTGAATTAACTTCAATGATTGGTTGTTTTACTCGTGGAGTATTACTTGCTATAACTTTTGAAGCCATACCCTTTACAGATTCAGTAATTGAAGGTTTAGATGTTGTGTTTAAGTTTTCTATTACTGTTTCGTAAACTAATTTAGCTTCTTTCTTACTAGTTGCTTTATCAAAAGCTTCTAATACTTTAACTTTCTGTGAATCTGTTAGATTCTTAGTTTTAAAGATTTTGTTTGTGTAAAGAAGTTTAGAATTTAATAAATTAACTTCGTTAAGATCAGCTCTAACTTTCGCTAAAGTTTTGTAAGCTTCATCTAACTCATTTTTCATTTCATCCATTTCTTCTTCCATTGTGTGGTAATGGTCAGATGACATAGCTTGACGTTTAGATTTTTCAGTATAGCCTGTATTTTTTTCTAGATTACCTAAAAGTTCAGCTAACTCATCTTCTTCACCTTCTTCGCTTTCTTCACCTTTTTCATTTTCCATACCTTCATGACCAGCTTCTAACTCACCATCTTCGATCATGTCGTGGATTACATTTTCAATGAATTCTTTAAGATCTTCTTCAGACATATCTTCGATGTTGATTTCTTCATCTTCATCGTCTTCGCCTTCAGCTTTCTTAGCTTCCATTAAATCAGTATCGTTTGTACCACTACTTGGCGCTACGTTACCATGAGATCCAGAACCTTTAGGATCATTGATTGTTTCTTCCATGTCCATGTCTAATTCTCTTAAAAGTTCTTCAAGTTCATTATCCATGTTTCCGGTTTCATTTTCGTACATGCCTTCATCTTCCATGCCTTCATCTTCCATTTCTTCTTCCATTGTGTGGTAATGGTCAGATGACATAGCTTGACGTTTAGATTTTTCAGTGTAACCATCAGATTCTTCCATATCTTCGGTTTCACCTAATCTACGGAAATGTTTAGTTTTCATAGTTCGGTCATTAGCTAGTTTGTTATAACCGGTTTCTCTTTTCGAAGCATCTAGTGCTTTGTTTTCTTCCATTCCTTCATCTTCCATTTCTTCATCCATAGAATCTATTTCAGCTAATTTAGCTGCTAATTTTTCTCTTAGGTAAGGAGCAAATGATTCTTCAAGAACGGCAGTTGCATTGGCGATAGCTGTTTCTTTTACTGTTTTAGCGTCGGCAATGGCTTGTTTTAGCAAATCTCTGTTTGTTGCCATAATTTTCCTTAAATTTTGTTTTGGAAATACGCTTATTAGAAGTGGAAGCGTAATAGAATTAGTTTATGCGATGCAATATAGGGAATTGCATATTCTCCCATACATATGTCGAAGGATCGTAAAATCGCGAAGTGTTAAAAAAAGAAAAAAAAATCCTAACCTTGTGGGTTAGGATTAAACCAACGATATTAAGATCGAAGGGGGAGTGCCTAAAAAATAGGGCAGGTGCCATTTGCACAGAGAATATCTGTAAGTATGCTATTTATTTTAGAATATTGATATGATTGATTTTCTTTTCCTTCTTTAATTACATTCATATATGAACCTGGGTTTGAAGGAGTAGAGACGAAATCCCAGCATAGTAGTTCAAAGTCGTCTTGTACTTCTAGAGTACCTTCAGACATTTGTTTTACACTACCCATACCGCGAGATGATACGCCCACCATTACATTATTATCAATAAGAGCTTTTAAGATATTTCCTGATACTGTAGGTAGTATTTCTATTTTACCCATAATCTTATCTTCATCCCACCATAATTCTCTAATAACATGAGATACATTTTTAAGAGAAATAATAGTAGAATCAGGGTGATCTAATTCACCCGTTGCTCTATTTTCTTTTATACTAGGTAAGTATTTATCAATTTCACGTTCCCATAATTCTCTAGGATAATATCTACCGTTTCCGTTTTTTACTTCAGCTGTAGCTAATATACCTTCAACTAATGGATTACCTGATGGTGCTTTAACTCCTTCATGTAGTTGTTTAGGAGATATATTGAATGGTATTGTTTCTATTAATACTTGTCTCATGTTAGTTTTTTATATTGATTTCCAATTACCACCATAGTCACTTCTTAAATAAGATGCTATATCAGAAGGCTTTAAATAACTCATATATGATTTACCACCCCACCCGTATGGTTCTTCACCATCTATAACTTTTCCTTCTCTCCATTTGTTACCATCTTTATACACAGAAACAGTAGTTTCACCATCAGTAAATTCTAAATAATCATTATCTTCTTCATCTTCGTACTCTTCATTTTCATTTACTTCTTCAGTATACTTTCTCCAACTACTCCATTTAAAAGGATCTATACCTTTTTGTTTTAATGCTTTTACAGATAATATAGTAAATTCAGATGGTTTTAAATCCATATCTTTTAAATCACCTTTAGCCCAATGCATTATTTCATCACGATCTAAATCATTATATTCCCAACCTGTGTATATTTTGCCATCTTTTTTATTTAAAGCAAAGTGAGTGTATGTCGGGTCTACTCTGCTACTAATATTTGGTTTATTAACAGTAATTTCGTTAAATCGGCCTGGGCGTACTAATGCATTGGTTGCTTGCATTCCCCTGCGGTCTATTATTTTTTCTATAGATGCTGGTGGTATTTTACCTCCTTTACTATAATTTAATAGATTTGCTTTTGCTGTTGCTACAAGTAATGGGTACATGTTTGCATCATGCATATTAGGAAACATTTCTAATAAGTCTGATGGTGTTATTCCATCGGGTTTGTTTTTACGTAATCTATTTATAAATTCTGATATTTCAGAAGATGTAAGTGATTCATATCCTTCATTTAAAGGTCTTTTAATTTTTTTAGCTAGCATATCTAACGCATCTTTATAATCAGCATCAGTAAATGTTTCTTTATCATAAAACTTTCTATCATATATGTTGTATAGAGCATTTATGATTTTATCATGTATTTTAGCATCTTCATCATCTTCTTCTTCAGGAGTTATTAGGCCTCTTTTAGCAGCTAAATCTTCAAGATGCTTAATAAATTCTCTTTCTTTTTTATTTTCGTTTAAAGATTCTTTAACTGCTTTTTTTTTTGGTAAATCACCATATCCGCTTGATTTATATTTACCTTTAGGAGTTATAGGTTCACCTAAAGCCGGTGCCTCTCTTTGGTAACCAATCCCTTTAACACCGAATTGAGCATTTTTAGCGTAATAGTTCCAATCTTTACCAAGATTTTTAGCAACAATCTGCTTAACTTCATCTGTTGTTTTATTTTTATTTTTAGGATCTTGCATTTCAGCATAAAATCCATTTAAAAAAGAATTACCATAAACATTATCTATGTTTTTAAGGTCTTTATAATCAAAATTATGAGATTGATTATCTAATACTTCTTTAGATGTTTTCTTTTCTTCAGCTTTTGCTGATTCTTGAAATATAGAAATCCAATCTTCTACACGCTTACCGTTTGTAGACACCATACCTAAACCAGCTTTTGATTCAGTTAATATCATTTTACTCTTTAGTATATTAACCGTTTCATTATATGAATTATAATGGTTAACAAATTCAGGAAACAGGTAACGTGCTTGTTTTAAGAAGTGGTCTTTATTACCTTTACCTTCTTGGATTTGGGTGTATTGGTCTTGTAATGTCATTTTATTTATATGTTTTAGTTGTAGAATAATACAGCTCCAGTTGATATAGAAGCGCTAGTAACAAAAATAGGTACTGTAACTCCAGCTGGTATTATCCAGTTAGTAGTAGCTAATGAAGTATTATTAGCGTCTTTTAATCCTGTGAAGGTTGCTGATCCTGATATTACAGTGAATCCAGCATAACTTCCAGTTACTGATGATGTTGAAACAATTCCGGTTGCGTTAACAGGTATATTCGCCATTTTATTTTAATTTAGTTTTTAAACATTTTAATTATATCATTTAAATAATCTGCTGCTAAGTCTGTACTATAGATAACAGTGAAATTTGGTTTTTGTTTATATTCTTCCATTGTTTTTTGCTTTGCTTTTTGTAACAACGGATGTAATTCTTCTATTTTATTTTTAATTTTACCAAATCCAGCAATACGACCTTCAATAAATTTTTTAAGTTCAGGGCTTTCAATACCTAAAGAATTAATATAATCATTTGATTCATTATTTTCTTTCCATAATTGTTTTACTTCAATACCCTTTGCTTGTCTATTTAGTTTTTTTTTATCTACTGGTTTGAAACCTAATTTAGTGTAATAATTATTTTTTACGCCTGTAGGTCCAGCTGATGGTCCTTTACCTAAAGAAGCTCCAGGACTTGATTCGTCCATAGGTTGATGTGGAGCTAATTTATACCCTAGTTTATAGAAATATTTATTTTGAGTACCTTTAGCTTTTTTATTTGAACTAAAAGCAAATGGTGTTGCTATTTGAGCTCCAGCACCTGGGGTAAAGCTAGCTCCAGTACCTGTAGAACTTATTTCTTTAATTCTTTTAACTAGATGGTTTTTAATTTTATCTTCAGCTAAATTTTTAAATTTTTTATATTGTTCTGGGTGTGTTGTTCTTAAATAGTATCTAAAAGCATTAAATTGTTTAATAGTTTCTTGAGCTATTTCTTTTAATTTGGGGTCATCAGGCAACGCGTTACTTAGTTTTTTTATAAAGTTTCTTAGCTCTACAAACTTTTTAAAAGTAGTATCAAGTTCAGGAGTTTTTTCTATATTCCATGATACTTGTTGCTTTTCAGGATTAACGCCTGTTACTGTGAACTTACGCCCACCGCTCGCACTAGTATCTCCTATTTTAAAATCATTATGGTTAGCCATGGATGTTAGAAAGTTCTTCTAAAAGTTCATAATATT